TGAAACACAAATTGAAAAAGCAGTAACAGATATGCTTAAAGCTTGTGTTGAATCTAAAATTGATATGAAAAAATTAACAATTTTTGATATTGAATTTATGTTTATAACCCTACGAAGTAAATCAGTAGGTGAAGGTGTTAAAATAAATCCACCTTGTGAACATTGTGAAGAACGTAGTGAAGTTAAGGTTAATTTAGAAGAAGTAAAAGTAGCAAACCTTGAAGATGCGATTGATATGCATGTTGAAATAACAGATGATATAAGTCTTGATTTAAGATGGCATACACTAAGTGATAGGTTAAGTGATGCAGAAAGAAAGACCCAGACTGATGCTGTTATTAATATGGCGGCACGTTCTATTGAAACAATTTATAGTGGTGAAGAAACATATTCTACTAAAGATGTTACAAAAAGGGAAGTGGTTGAATTTGTTGAAAATTTAAATGCAGACCAGTTTGCTAAACTTATAGAAATATTAAGTAAAGCACCAAGATTAAGTTATAATTTAGAATATGATTGTAATGAATGTGGTAAACATAATAAAATGGAATTAAGTGGATTAATTGATTTTTTTCAATAGCCCTTTCCCATAATAGTTTATCAAATTATTATAATACAAATTTTTTATTAATAAAAGAACATAGTTTTAAGTTACAGGAATTAGAAGATATGTTACCGTGGGAAAGGGATATATACACTATCCTTGTGAAGGAACATGTCGAGGAACAAAATGAAAGGATAAAGAAACAAAATGGCTAAAGACGAAGCAACATTATTAAGTGAAATTGTAGGTCTGTTAAGAAAGCAGAATCAGCTTAGTACGCGTGATAGACTAAGAGAAGCTGAAGAAGCTAAACGTCAAGAGAAATTAACCGCTTCAACAGAGGCTGGCATTTCTATGTCTGAGGAAATACAACTCCAAGGTGTTGCATTTATGGATAGGTTTGTTGCTGGTCAAGCTAAAACCGCTATGGATAGATTGACTGGAGACCAAGCTCGCGAGTCGCGACAAATAGAAGGCAACACCTTGCTTGGAAATTTATGGGTGAGACTCGGTACTGAGTTCCATGAATTAAAGGAGGCACAAAAGGAAAGTTTTTTTGGGAATTTAGAAGGGTTAGGTGAGATAGCAGATATATCTCGAATACATTTACCAAATATAGACAAATGGACAAGTCTAATAAAAGCAAATTCTGATGTATTAGTTTGGGATGGAAAAGATATTAAACATGGAATACAAGCATTAGCTGGTGAAATTGGAAGTCATTCACTTAATGTTTATGATGCAGAGGCTGATGCAGATGCAGATGCTGAGCAAGCTAGATGGAAAAAAGAAGACAAGCAAAGAGCAGATGACCTCCGTACAGCCGAAGAAGTACGAAGGGAAGCAAAGAAAAATTTAGTAGACAAAAATAATACCCTTATTGCTCCAGGTTCAATGAAAAATATACCAGCCACTTCTGGTGGTTTATGGAAATCATTAAGAGGTTTACCACTTATGCTTATTGGGTGGGCAATAGGTGGTGGTGTTCTTGCAATTAAAGATTTTATTACAGGTTGGAAAGAAGATGGATTTGCTGGTGCAGTAGGTAAAATGCTAGGTGGTTCTGGTGAAGGATTATGGAATTCAATTAAACAAGCATTTAAAGTGGGTGGCCTTGGAGCTATGATTGGTGGTGCAATAGGATTTTTGTTTGGTGGCATTGGTGCTATTCCTGGTGCAATTATAGGTGGTTTAATTGGAATGGCTTTAGGCGCAATTTTTGGATATATTGGTGGTGATAAAATTACAGCTAAATTGAAAGAAGCTGGAGCAGGTGTTGCTGAGTTATGGGGTAAGGGAGTAGGCTTTATAATGTATCATTTAAGAAGAATTGGTGAATGGTTTTATAGTCCTGGTCAGCCAGCAAATCCACGTGTTTCAGGAAAGACAGAAATCTTTGGTGGATTTATATCATGGGACCCTGGTAATTTTTCACTTAAAGCTATGTGGGATTCGGCTATAGCATCAATATGGGGAATGGTAACTGAGGTTGGTGAATGGTTTTGGAAAGATGGAAAAGCTTTTGGTGGTAATATTACAATACCAACTTGGGACGAGATTTTTGTTGATTTTAAAGAATCAATGGCTAATATGTGGGATACGATTGCAAATATTCCTAGTCATATAAAACGTGGATTAATATCTATATTGCCAGATTGGATGTTAAAAGGATTAGGTTGGATTGAAGATGCACCGGTAGGTCCAGGAAGTTTATCACATTTAAAAGGGGAAGAAAAAGCTGAAATTTTATTTGCTAAAGATTCAAAATCAATAGACCCCTGGTTTGGTGATTCAAGAGAAGCTTTTCTACAATTAGTTAATAGTGGCCACTATGGTGCTACCAATGCTGGCCAAATAGATGGTAATTTAGTTGCTAAGATGACTAATTTCGATCCAGAAACAGGTGAATGGATAGGACCAGGGTCTAATTATAGCGCATTAAAGATGGCCGAAGAAAAAAGAAAATTTGCTGCTTTAGGTGGTGGCCAACAAAATGTACCAGCACCAGTAGTTATTACTGATAGTGGTAATGACAAATCATCTCAAACAATAATTCAATATTTTGACCGTGCACCTTATGCTGGTGTTACTGGTGTCTATCCTCCATCATTGTCTTCAATGTCAACACCTCTTAATCAGAAATTTTAAAAACCCGCCTTTCGACGGGTTCTCAAGATTAAGCTTCAGCCGCTAGTTTAGCGAAATAACTCATTGTGTCATCTTCAGCCTCAGCCTTTTGAACTGGGTCAGCCGCGACAGCAACTGGGTCTGAAACAGACGGTTCATCATTGAATGGTGAATCATCTTCAGGTACAGACATTTTAACATCCTCACCCAACACTCTAGTCAACTTAAGATTAAGCTCACTATAAGATTTGAATGTATCAACATCTGTAAACTCAGTAAGAGAATGCTGCTTATTATAGATATCTTCTAAAACAGCATCATCTGTATGGAGAGCTTCAGCTTTACCAAATTCAGAACGGTCATAGTTGCGGAATCCCGCTACCTGAGCAATCTTCATTTTAAAGTTGGCTCCCTTCCATAAGTCAAATGGATTAACAGCAGTTTCATCCTCATACTGTGGTTGCATGCTATTCATAATCTTTTCAAAGATTTTAGCACCATAGGTATATAGGAATACTTTGCCATTGTTTTCTGGACTTTCAGGGTCAGAAACAACATAGATATTTGACACATAATGCAAACGACGCTTACGCTTACGTGCAATATCCTTATCTGCCTCTATGCCTGTGTTCCATAGTTTTGAATTCATTTCGGAAACAGGGTCGTCCTTACCAATGGTTGTCAAAGATTTTTCAACATACCATTGACCAGTAGGTCCTTGAAAGAAATGGTCCCAATATTTAGCCCAAGGCAAATCATCACCTTCGACTGCCGGTAAGAAACGAATAACGGCATAACCGTTACCTGCTTTATCTACCGTGGGTTTCCACATACGTTCATCAACGTATGATTTCTTTTCTGTGGTGCTTTCAGCCGCACCAACTAATGCGCTCATGTCATTAGCCTTAGCTTTTAAGTCTGCAAAACTCATTGTACATCTCCTTTAAATATTAGTATTAATTTATATTTCTTTGTATCATTATATATTATAACATACTTTTCTCAAAAGTAAACAGCTTTTACTTAAAAACATCTAAAATAATTTTCCTCATTTTACTATCATCAACCTTTAGAAATGATTGGTATTTAGATATTTTTTTATATAAGTCAGGCCAAAGAATGGTCTCACTTATTTTTAAGTTGGCTTTCTCAATAAAACCTGTTAGCCTATTTACTATGCATACGGTCTCCAGGGAAACCATATCTTCCAGATAGTGGTGGATAATTTTTGGATATGTTTCTTCTATCTCCAAAAGGGTATCAAATCCATTATCTGAAATTCCTTCTAATTCATTTTTAAATAAATAAGATATACTATCTATACGTTTTAAAAACTGGGTGTATGTATCTTCGTCCCTAATCATATCACCACTAAATTTATTACCAGCTACTTGATGAGCTGCAAAGTATAGTATTATATCATCTCTATTTTTAAATCTTTTTCCTATCTTAGTTAACTGAAATTTATCTGGTCTTTTCCAATATGTTTTTTCAGTTATATTTGTTTTGAAATTATACTTAAAACAATCGTAAGTTCCATTGAAATGGAGGTTAATAGCGTGATGTAATTTGAATGCTGAATATCCATCCATTATATTGGTAATACATAAGTTGGATTACCACCCTGTAGTAAGTTAAGTTCCTTAGCCTCAAACTCTACATGTTGTATAATCTCTTTTGAGATAAGCTTTTTGCTATCTCTTAAATCAATTTCATTTTCTTCACATACATCTATAATGGCATCAATATATGGACAACCTTTATGTGTTCTAACATATGTTTCTACTAACCGTGAAAACGATTTTTTATTAAGGTCATCACTCATTTTCTAAACCCCTCATCATCATATGCCGGAGCAATTGTTTGGTGGTAGACCGGATGCTCTTCATCTTCTCCATAGAAATTAAATGGAAACATACCATCTCTCAAATATGAATGCAAACCTCTTAGGTATGCTTGAGAAGCTGTCAATTTAGCTAATGCACCCCTTTCATTATTATGTACTGCCTTTTTTAATATACTAATTTTCTCTTTAGTGGCTTTAATATATTGTTTTACATTTACCATAGACAACCCGTGGTCATCATCTAATGCTTGAACACTAGGCGCAATACTTTTATATGCTGCTGGTTTTTTAGCTGCTCTTGCTTTAGCTAGATTAGCGGCCACTACCTTCTTTTGCTCTTCACTCATCTTACGTTTAACCATTATATTCTCCTTTAATCAATGGAACAAATCTTACACCTATTAATTTTTCTGTCCAAGTACCACCACCCTTTTTTCTTTTATGTATAAGGTGTAGCTTTTCATCAGAACCAAACATATTTCCACCAACGGCCTGCTTCATTGGTATAATCATTTTTCCATCAACAGCTAATTGTTCTATTAATGCTTTTGGTGGTATAAGTTCTTGTGATGTTGCAGTTACAATAATTCTGTCATAAGGTGCATGTGCTTTCCAACCCTCACAACCATCATCTAATTTTGTCTTAATATGTTTATGTTGTTCTATTGTTTGAAATAGTTTACTAGTTTTCATTGCTAGTTCTGGAACTCTTTCAACTGTATAAATCTTATTAGCTAAATAAGATAATACCGCAGCTTGATATCCAGACCCTGTACCAATTTCTAACACCTTATGATGCATCTCTACATCTAACATTTGTGTCATATATGCTACAATAAAGGGTTGGGAAATGGTTTGTTCATGACCTATTGGAAGTGGTCGGTCTGCGTATGGAACATTATTTTCGACAAAGAGATGCCTAGGGGTTTGCTCTAATGCATATTTAACCTTTTGATTAAGAGGACCTCCATACTTTAGGAAGTGCTCATTAACCGTGTTAATCATTTCATCTAACTGTTCTTTATACATTATATAAGTGTTAAATTATCCTTTATAAATTTTTAATATTTGACCTTCAAATGCTTCTACCTTGTCAACTCTATTAGGCCATTTAATATATTCTTTTTCAGGATTAGCCTTAAGGTTATTGAGCAATGGTGTGATAGCATTATATAAGTTGTCTAATTTAGTTTGTGCGCTTGCTGCTGATGCTGATGACGTTGCTACTTCTTTAGCTACATCTAATTCATCTTCATCTACTAGCGTAAAACCAAAATCAAAATCTACTGCCATTTTTTTACTCCGTTAATAATTGTTTAATTCCTAGTGTCCAGTTTTCTGCTGCATCCTCAACGTAGCTTAAAGATTTATATTTAAAATCTTCAGTTGTTATTCGCAAACCGGAGGCGTCCTTATATGTTATTGAAAAAAATGAATGTTCACCATCCATTCCATTTATAACTTGATATATCTTAGCGACACTACCATCATCTTTGTAGTATTCACCCATCAATTTTCTGTGATTCATTACTGCGTCCATAATATTTCCTTTGATTAATACTATTATATCATAGTTTGGTATAAATGTAAATAGTATTCATAAAATAAAAAGGGGACTTACATAAATGCAAATCCCCTGAAGTTACTTAATAGTTAAGTTCCTTTAAAATGCTAAACTAGCTTTAAGAGTAGTAACACCATCTGCGCTTCCTACTTTTTCCCACTCGCCTGTCCAGATACCACGTGTTAAACTAAATGTTTTAGTTGTAACACCAGCGCCTGTCTTAGACATTTCAGCTTTAACTGTACCTAAACCTTCTAAAGCTTTAGATACTGAACCGCCGTTTTCCGAGGTGCCATCTGCATTTGAATCGTGATTAGCACTTAGGGTTAACCCTGCAAGTGTAGTCGCGATTGTTGTATCAATATTATTACCTGCTGTAACTTTGTTATGCACAACTGTAGCTTTAACACCGGCTACTTCATAAGTTGCTGTTGTTTCCCTTTCGGAATTTGTAACATCAGTCACATTAAATGTAATACCTGCAAGTGCGCCACCAACATTAAGTTCGGTACTTTCACCTGAGTCTTGACTAAGTCCTACTGTAAATCCACCTGATGTTGCTGTAACACCGATAGATACTACATCTGGGTCATCCCCAGAGGAATCACCTAACTTAAATGTTAGAGGACCAGTAGTAGTTTCAACATACATATCATGTATATCAAAAGCGCCATCCAAAACCACAGTAACTGTGGAACTTCCAGATGTGCCTTTCATAGTAGTGGTTATATCTTGGGTATATGCACCGTGTGAATCTAGTGTACCCTCGTACAAACCCGAAAGACTAATACCAGCAAACGAAGTTGCGGATATTGCCATTGCCGCCGTCGCGACTAGTAGTTTTTTAAACATATGTTTTCCTTTTTTATTTTTTAAAAAATATCCTTTTTATAGTAGGGATTAGCTACTAGGAATTATTTATATACTTTCTATATAAACCTTCCTCTTTTTCATAAGCTTCATTTTCATCAAGCTCACGATTTTCGTGTAATTGGAGAACGTGTACCATTTCATGGCATACCGTTATGATGGTTTCTTTAAACCCAAGACGTGTATCTATTTCAATATCATATTCATCATCCTCAGCGGAATCAGTGGTCCAACCTTTAACATTATCTTCTGATATATCTTCCCGCTCAACAGATACTAAAACATCCTGCGGAATATTTAATTCCTTTTTACAAAAATCAACAATATCTTCTAGTAACGCCATAGTTACCTCCACTATATCTCCTCAATGTGATATAGTTTTATTTATATTATCTATTCATTAGACACTCACCATTCGCGACAGAATCACCATAGCCTGTAAGGTATTCCTCATGCCATCTTTCAACAACAATATTACCCTTACATTCTTCAGGCATTTCTTGTGGATTTTCACATTCACGGTTTGCTATCCAACCCGCAACATAAAAACGTGATTTACCACGCAAATGCTCAGTTTCTTCAGCCTTATTAGTCACTAAATTAACCGCCATTTATTCTCCTGTAATAATATTATAAATTTCTTTCCATGTCTTGACTCTTTTAAAATCAACACAATCTTTATTCCAATGGTGGTCCATTAGAATTCCATCAAGACCAGCATCATTTCCCATTACAAGGTTTGCTACTTTGTCTTCAATCCAAAAACATTCGGTGCCTTCCCATTTAGCAAGGACTTTGTCTTTGTTTTGTCCGGTCTTAAGTATAGTAAATCCATCAAAAACATCTCCAAAGACATTTCTTAAGTTTTCCTTACGGTACTTTTGAGCGGTTGGGTCATCACTTTGTGAAGTAATAATATGGAATATATATCCATGCTCCTCATGTAATTTACGGACATATTTAACTGCATCTCGTAATGGAGATAATTTTCTCATCATTTTAGATTCATTAAATTCTTTAATTATTAAAGCGCTATCTTTCCAAGGAATTTCTAAAGCTTTGGCAACACTGTATATACTTTGCTTTTGCTCTAATCCATGAGTCTCAAGAACCCATTTATAGAAATGGTATTCCCAATCTAATAGAACTCCATCGCAATCAGTTAATATAACTTTGTCCCTAACACTTCTTAAAATTTTACTTTCGCGCATATTTACTTCTCCTTGCTAATTCCATATCTGCAATATCCATCATATCCCAAGCTTCTTTTGGAAGGTCTTCATATTTACATCCCATGCTTTTTTCTAAATCTGGTTTAATCAATTCGTCTTGGTCTAAAAAAGGATGGAAACCTTTTGCGTCAAGCCAGAGTCTGCAAGACCTAAGACGAATACCTTCTAAATCATAAATCGTTTTACGTTGTGCCCATCTCATTCCCGCCTCCTATTTTATTTGTTGGCCAAGTAATTTCATACTCAGCAAATAGCCCAGCATTATATCCATTTATTGTATCAAAATTAACTGGACCAGCTGTGTTTTTCCAACGGAATGAACCTCCATGTGCATTGTCATCTAATTTGGCTCGTTTAAAAAATACTTTTTCTGGAATGATTGATACTCTTCCATTAAGCATATCAACAATAGCTATATAATCACACTTACCCTTTTTAACTAATAAACCACCAACAGAAAAATCACCGGTTTTAGCTGAGCCTGTGGTTTTTACTTCATAGGTTTCACCACCCTCACCAATAACATCATAGCCAGGACCATGCCTAATAGAACCATTGGTCATAGTACGAATAATCCTTTCACCATTTGCGGCAATCATATGACGAATTATGTCATCATTTTTAGACATATTATTTTCATCATTATTATTAATATAATAATTAGCTTGGTCTCTGAGTTGAGCCTCAGTTAAGCTTGTTAATACTGAGGTCATGAAAGAATCCTTAATATTGCCCAACTCCAAACCCATGCATTAACGATTACTAATGCGACTACAAATACGTTTTCAATTGTCATTAGACCTCCGTAATAATAATAACTAAAAATTGCAATAAAACAATTAGAACTGCTGTTTCCATTATGGCCTCCCTAAATGTAATTCATCATCATTGTCATAATATATTGCAAATGTATCAGCAGCAAATTTATGACAAAAGGATTGAGGTCTAGTATAACCAGGTTTACTTGCACCTCTATATTTAATTCGCCTATTTTTAACAGGTAACATACGGGTTACCCAACGGAAATGCTCCATTGGTATTCCCTTGAAGGTACTAGTTTCATAAGTAGGACTCTTATAAAGAGATAGGAATGCTTCATCTATACCATCTAAGTCTAAATAAATAGTTTTCATTATACCACCTCAATCATATTCATTGGTACAGTCCATCGTTGGTCATTTTTAAATTCACGACAAACAGCTTTTGTATGATTAATTTTTTCAACCACTCCATTGTGACCGGCAAACCAAACTTCTACGCCAACCCTTAAATTTAATTTTTTAGCGTGAGCTAATTTTTTACGTTGTAATTTGACGATTGGACCGATTTCATTTAATTCATCATTATCCATTTCACCAATTAATTTTGCTAATTTTTCAATTTTTTTCATAATATATTTTTTTCCTATTGTGATAATAAATATTTTCTTGAGTATGTGGATAAGCACCAAACTAAATCCAAATCACACTTAAGACCAACTGAATAATCATCTAAGACAACATCAGTAACTATGCCATATTTTTGCAAGTGTTTGACTTCACTTAATTTGACACCACTTTGTTGAAGTATAGAACGAACTGTTTCTCGTCTAGTATCCCAACCACTATATGAAACATGAAGGCTTTTTTTATCCCTTGATGTCCATTGGTAATCAGAACGATCGACAACTTTGTGTATTATATCTGTTATATGCATTTTAAAATTTTCCTAATGAAACGTGTATTAATAAATTAACTAATAAAACTAAAAAAACTAATATTTCACTTTCCATTTTTTGACCCTTTTTTATTATAATATAGATATTATATCATACTTTTGGCGGTTTAGGAGAGTATTTTCAATAAGAATACTAACGGACCATGTTGTTGCAGCAACATGAACCGTTAACTGAAGTATATTGTCTGCTAATTTCCCCCTAAGAATTGTATTCTCGTATACATTTAAGGAGTTCTTTATCCCAATTATCCCTATGTTCTATAAAGACTTGAGCTGGAGCATCATCTACAGATATGATTGTTACTAATTGTGTAATTGGTTGTCCAGTTCTCTCTTCCCAGGCAATAGCATAAAAGCATTCTTGCATAAAGTAACTGTCAATCCATTCTTTCTTTTTTGTCTTACGGCTTGTTTTATAGTCTATAATAGATAATTTGCCATCAAACTCTGCTACGCAATCAACCCTGCCTGCTACTCCTAAGTAGTCAGAATATAATGGTAATTCTTGTCCATAGACCGTACCAATACGTTCATCTAATATATTTTTAATTCTATTAAAATCAAATAAGATATTAGGCATTGCATCCTTTGCATAATCTGGGTGATTGTTAACATACATCTCACACATGGCATGAACCGCAGTTCCTCTTCTTGCCGCTTGACTTGAAATTCTATTTGCTTCCTCATGACCAATTCTATCACGCCAAGCCATTATGGCGGCTTTACTTCTTTGGCCAAGGATTGTTGTTATTGAAGAGTATTTTTTACCATCGGGTGTGGTATATTTTCTTCCGCTTTTTTTGGTTACTGCTTTGAGGTCTTTATAGCCTAAGTCTACTGGTTCGTGTTTAAACATTTCCAGTTGCTAAATATTTTAAAAAATGCATAAGTATTCCATGAAGATAAATCCCAGTAGCTAATGCGTTAATAACTATAAGTGCTCTATCATGCCACATCAAACCTACAATAAACCAACCAGTAGTACCAAGACCAGCAAATAGAATATTCCACGGATGCATATCAAAATTTGCTGTCATAACCATACTAATAAGAAGTAATACACTTGATAACCATTTTATATACCAAGTTGCATCAAATCTTGGTGTGATTTTATTTATTTCAATCTTTTTCCACATTGTTACGTCTTCCCATAATCTCAGGCACTTTATAAGGTTGCAATTTCATTTTTTCTAATTTTTGAGCTGTTACTTTGGGTGGTACTACTGTAATCTTTCCACCTCTATCTAAAAAATCTTGAACCTGTTTAGAATACTTTGGCATTAAATGCTATCTCCTATTGTTACAGGATTATCTGGTGTTCCTTTACCTGCATGCTTTTTAATTTCTCTCATCCTATCTTTAAATCCTTCATCAGTTTTTAAACGCTGTTCACCAGTACCAGAAATTATTTGAGGTGCACTAACTTGTATAGTGCAATCATTCTCCTTTACATAGTCGTCAAGCTCGGCTATCTTCATAAATTTATCCCATTCAGCACCAGTTGTTTTATTTTTGAATCTGTAAGTTGGCATCTCTATTCCTTATAACTATTCCTTTCCACCATCTAACTAACCACATAACTTTATGTGGGTGATGGTCTGGATTTGGTAATTCATTTTTAAAGTATTCCATGAATTCTTTAAGTTCTTCGTCACTATCAAAATATCTCAAAACTCCCCTGCATTTTCAATTAATAATTTCATATTATTCTCTATTAAATAAGTTAAGATATTACTACGTTTTGGATATTTATAATTTTCATATTGATTAATAGCATTCTCTTTAATATACGAAGGGGTTCTATCTAGGTCAATCATTTCTCTATTACGAATATAATTTCTAAATACTTCTGGTGGCATAACCTCTTTAAGCTTATCACGATTGTTCCACCATTCTTCTATTTTCTTTTTAGTCATGGGACTTTGCCTAATCTTATCAACTAAGCAAGTGTCAGAAGATAACACGTTTGGAACACCGTCACCACTATCACCTTTTAAGAGATGTTCAAATAAATACCTTATTGGATTAGGGTCCTTTACCATCTTATTAAACATAGGTGACCATTGAATCACATTACCATGTTTTTGTAATTGAATAAAATCTTTGTCTGCTGATATAATAACTACATCCTCACCAATAAGAGGTATGGATTTATGTACAGTTAAAGCTCCAATGATATCATCAGCCTCAGCTCCAAATACATTGATAACAGCATAAGGAAAATTATTACTAATATCATCTAATGTTGAATCAATTAAGTCAAATATTTTTGGCCAATCATGCTTATCTGTTTCTCGGGTGGAAGTCCTATTTGCTTTATATGGTGGGAATGTATCTTTACGCCAAGACCTCTCATCAGTACATATTACTATTTTGCCATACTTACCTTCAGAATATTTTTTCCTATATAACCTAAGGTTATTCAAAATAATATGTTTAACTAAATTTTCAGAGAGTCCTTCACCTCTATTTAAAGAACCCATTATACTACCAATTGCTAAACCATTAAAATCTACTAATACCATAATCTATATTATATCATAGTTTACTGCTTTTGTACATAGTCTTCTGATAAATTTTTCACTGAACCATATCCAATCTTAATAGCTATAATACCATTATAATTTTGTGGATTCAATAGAACATCCTCATCAAATTGTATTTTAGCTTCCATATAATTTGTCTCACCACGTGTTTTGCATAAACAAATAATCTCACGTTTAAAATTCTCTTTACCTAAGTCTTCTATATCCTCTAAAAGGCGTTTACTCGACCCCCAATAATCTTTCCAATCGGTCTCTTTAGCTTTATGTCTTTTGTTTTTTCTTCCGACTAAGGGCTTGAGTTTTCTAATTGTTTTGAAATATTTACGTCCGATGTAGTCATATCCGGTGACCAAGTTGGTAATGCGATACACAAAACCAT